GCAGTGGCTCTTGCCATGATTGCCATGTACGCAGTTACCGGCGTCAAGGTGGGCTATTTCCGGAGAACCTTTACGGAACTGGAAGGTTCGGACGGCCCAATAGAACGGTCTATGATCCTCTATCCCCAACTCGGTGGGGTCTATAACAAGTCAGAACATATCTGGCGTTTCGGTTCGGAGAAGGGCGGTGAGTGGAATGAAGGCTCTGCCTCTGCCCTGCGCTTCTGTCACTGCCAGTTTGAATCGGATGTTATCAAGTATCAGTCTAATGCTTTTGATATTTTGATATTTGACGAAGCCACTCACTTTACCTGGTCTATTGTCCGTTTCTTACTCACTCGTAATCGTATCAGCCGTCATAGCGAATTGCCCTCACCATTTTCATTGTTCCTGTCAAACCCGGGCGGCGTTGGGCATATCTGGTATAAACAAATCTTTGGAATCCAGGATAGTATTGATGCAGACAGACAAAATGAGCAGTAAGGAAGAAATCGTTGTTGATTTAATTTTCACTGTCAATGAAGTCGTCGCGGTTGTTGAAAGCGGCGAGTGCTATCAAATGGACGTGAAGCATGATAAACTTGATGTAGATAGCTTGCGGGAGATTATCTATCCTGACAATAACAGGTATAGGGATAACTGATGCCAGAACTTTTAGACGATTTACCCCCAGTACTGACGGTTGACAATCCTGAACATCGGATAGTTAAAACTGTCTTTCTCCCTGCCAAGCTGGAAGATAATCCCCTGCTGACCGTTAGAGACCCAGGGTACAGAGAACGGCTTTATCAGTCTGGAGAGAAGCTGGCACGCGCTTTGCTGGACGGCGATTGGAGCGTTTTCGCAGGACAATTCTTGTCTGAGTTTACCTACGCATCTCATACCTGCGCCCCCTTTGATATTCCCGCAAACTGGACGCGCTTCAGGGGCTATGACTGGGGCTTCGCCTCTCCCTTCGCTATGCTTTTCCTGGCGAAAGAACCGTCCACTGGAAGGCTGTACGTCTATAAAGAGATTTATGAACACCGCATGACTGACCCAGAACAAGCCGAGAAGGTCAAAGAGTATACTGAAAAGGACGAGCGGTTTTCATTTACCTTTGCCGACCCATCCATTTGGATAAAACGATCTGTAGAAATGACATCTAAAAGCACCTTTGATGTGTTCCTTGATCATCAGATTTACTTGACCAAAGCCGATAACGATCAGGTGCGTAAGGCTAAAAGATTGCGCTCCGCCCTTGCTAATATCCATGACGGGAAACCAGGGCTGCTGATCTTCAGAAATTGCAAAATGACCATTCTTGAATTGGAGGGGCTAATCACTGATCCCGATAGACCCGAAGTTCCGGATAGGGGACAGACCGACCACGCTTACGATGCACTATGCTACGCTCTGACTAACTATATGCCACCGTCTGTTAGAACAAGACGAATAAATAAAACAACCGCTCAAAGCCCATTATTGGACTTGAAAGGACTGTAAACATGAGAACCGTACAGGAAGCCCTCGCCCACGCCCAGGACTTAGTGTCTGACTATAAAGCTCAAAAAGACTTGATGAAAGAAATGGATAAACATTATTTCATGGAGTGGGATGACCCCAATGAAACCGAGGAAACTAAGAAGCTTTATAAAAAGACTGTTTCCCCCTCAACCCATAACGCCCTGATTGGCGCAATTCGGTTGATGACCAGCACTGAGCCAGCGTTCAACGTTATGTACGATGTCGCTGATGAAAATGCCAAAGCAGTCAGCGAACAAATTGAACGTCTGTGTAAGGCAATCTGGTATCACTCTGGTCGCTTCAAGGCTACACCCTTAGAGCAGCCCGTTGTAGACGCACTCTTGCGCTATGGCATGGCCGTGATCTCCATTACCGACACCAGCGACTTGCTTAAGATTATGGAAGATAAAAAGGTTTCTAAATCAGAACTTCAGGCGGTAAAAAGACTGGTAAAAACTACACCGTTTCTTTTGGAAGCCTGGGATCCAAAAGGTGTTTACGCGGAATGGGGTCGCTTCGGATTGACTGCGGTTTACCGTCAAACCTTGATGCGACTGGCGGAAGTCAAACAACAGTTTGGGGAAAATGCTATTAAAAATATTGTCGGAACAGATAAGGGCGATGATAACAAAGCCGTTATCTATGCCGATTATTGGGACTTGGATAAACATATTGCATGGATTTCTTCAAGTGAGGGTTCGGGTGAGCAGGTTATCGCCGGAGAGCCTATTGTTGATGAAGAACACGGGCTTCCCGCTATTCCCATTGTTATAGGCGTGAGCGAAGGTTCTTACATGGATGTTGAACGCGAACATCAGATTATGCCCTTGCTTTATGCAGCTGAGAAGTCTGGACTGTGGGAACGAGAAAACCTTGAACTAACTTTCCTGTATACAAACCTGTTCGCCATAGGGACAAACCCGACATTCGTTTATGAGACCCTGCGTGAAGAAGGTGATTTCAGGGTGGATTACTCCGTTCCTGGTGGACGATTAGAGATCGCACCAGGAGAAAAATATTATCCCCTGAATAAAGACATCATCACATCGGATATGTTGAAGGGGCTAAGCATTGCCAGTAATGGTATTGAACAAAGCACCATGCACAAACAGGCGTTGGGCGGTATGGGGGGTATTGGCGCAAACGCTGCATTCTCTACCGTGTCCTTGCTAAATCAGGCAGGACGCTTGCCATTAACCTCACCACAAAAGCGTGGCGGATGGATGATTGGTACGGTCATGGAGATTGTATTTGAAATGATGAAAAACTCCGGAGGCAATAGGTCAGTCCGGTTAGAGAGCGGTTCAGTCGCCAGCATTGATACAGACCTTATTCCCGATGATTTGATTATTGAGGGTAAGCTCGAAGTGGACTTGCCCCAAGATATGCTGTCACAAACCAACGTGGCAGGAATGGTCATTCAATCCGGACTTGCTTCCCGCAGATGGGCGCGCCAAAACCTGCTTAATATCGGTCAGTCTGAGAGTATGGAGAATGAGATTTGGTCAGAAAATGCTGGGCTTGCCCTGTTCAGACAGTATCTCCAGGGAGAGATTTCAAAAGCTCAAATGATGGATCAATTGAAAATGCAGCAGTCAATGGAACAAATGCAGGGCGGTATGCCGCTAGGTGTCCAGCCACAACAGCAAGGCGGTATGCCGCAAGGAGTTCCAGCACCACAAAATAAAAAACCGATGGGGCCGAGAGGGGCAGGATCAGCCATCAATACTCAGGAAGGATTACTTCCAGCGCAAAGACCAGGTGAGCAGCCTGCCCCTCCCACTATGACACCTCAACCCCCGCAAAAAGGACAGGTGTAACAATGACCGATGTTAGAGATGCCAGCAGTGCTTATATGATGGGTCGTGCGCAACTTGAAAAATTTAAGTACGAGTTTGAAACAAGGTGGTATAAGCCCTACGCCGATCTCCTTCGTATGCAGATTATGCGTAGCATCAAGACCAGCCCCATTGTAAATCAGGAGAAACTTGAGGATAGTCTTTCGCCAGAAGCCTTAGAAAAATTGAGAGGTGCCTAATGTCTCTTATCATAAATCGCAACATCCGTTTAACGGATGGGCCTTATACCGGTGCGCCACGCCAAAATCAGTCAATCTATAATCCGCCTAAGTCCACACAGAAAACACCCCCCACGGTTTATAACACACCTAAACCAGTCAGTGACGCCGCCGCCTTCGCCCGCGCTTATGCAGAACAACAGAGACAGAGGGCAGAAATACAGGCACGCGCAGAGGCTTATATGCTGGCTCAAGCACCGGGTCCCCCAGCGAAACCCGTAGACCCAGTGTTAAGCAATATGGCATCTGGTGGTTACGGCTCTGCTCCTCCTGGTGGGGCAGTCCCGTCCCAGAACGCCTTGCCGATAATGGGTACTCAACCTGCAGGGTACGGCACATGGGCTTTTCAGCCACCACCACCTATTGAATCTAATCCAGTCTTAGATAACATGCAGCAACAGGGACTGGGATTCAATCCGATGGTTGGATTGCCAATACCAAATACAGCCTATGCCCCTCTTCCAACAATGGGAAGCACACCAGCAGGTGCAGGACAAACGCCGTCTATCAATATGAAAAACTATAGCCCGCTCGGAAATAAACCAATGAGTTTCTTTGGTTATCCTTATCACGGAGATACCAGGGCAGATTACAGTTATACCGGACAGGGATGGGCTAACGCACCGCAGGAAAATCCACCAGGAAAGAAGTTTAATCCAGGCGACATGCGTGACTTTTATCCTAACTACGAAGGGCTGATGTCCCTGGACTTTACTTACAATGTTGGCGTAAAAGATACACCCGTGGATGATGGCGGTGGTTATGGCGGTGATTATGGTTGGGGATATCCTGGTTATGGTGGATATTCTTATCCAGAACAGGCAAAAAGCTGGTATGAAAGCATGACCCAGTGGCGCATCTCCTAATTGAAATGAGGCACGATGAGTGACCAAAAGCCAGAAGAACGAATATTTAGCCCTTATGGGCCTACGCCACCTGGTGTAAAATACACGCCACCCGAAAAAACCAGACCGAGTTTTGGGTATAAGGTTCCAGAGAACGTCCGCATTTATTCTGATGATGAGGTAAAGGCTGGGTTGCCAGAGAAGTCCGGCTACCGAATATTAGAACCCGCCTACGGGTTGGGTCTTATGCGTCAGTTTAATTATCCCAATCAATCTTACTTTACCGAAGACCCTAAACGGCTGGCAAAATATTACAATTTTCTTCAGGCTGTTCCCGCTGGCTGGGAACCCCCAACCTGGATGAAGCCGGAAATGATTTACAATGCCTACAAATACATGGAGGGTACGCAAGGTGCAGACTGGACGAAGTGGGAAGCGAAAGACCCACTCGATCCAACCAGCATTTATCTGGCTTCTCTCGGTGATGTTCCAAATGATTTCAGGCTGCCATCAGAACTGGATATGAATCGGCAGGTACTGGATAATATTTTCGTTGGCGGTGAAAACATAACTAAAACGCTCAACGAGGATGAGGTCAATACGCTTACCGGCATTGTTAACCGGATGGTTACAAATGAGGACGGCAGCCTTCTGCTTCCTGCGGACATCACAGAGCAAGAGTCCGCCCTGCTGACGAGCTATCTCAACCCCAATCAAGAGGTCATCCAAACATCCCCGTTTATGGATAGCCTCAATTATCAGAATCTTGAATCCTGGCAGAAACTCGCATTGATGTTTTTTAGCCCGCAGCCAATGGAGAATAGACCAGAGATAACCAGATTTGTGGCGTCTGTTATTCAGGGCTTACAGGCGTCTGTGGGCGCAAGCGTGGCGGCGTCATTGCTCACGGGTCTTGTCACTACCGCAGCTGGAACGTTAATAGGCGGCACAGCGGGAACAGCAGTGCTACCAGGTGCCGGTACGGGCGCAGGCGCAATCGCAGGCGCAATCGCAGGTCTTACCGTCTTTGGACTGAGTACCTATCAGTCTTACACCGGAAAAGAAGTGCCGGTTATCAACAACGTTCTGCGAGCACTTGATTTTCCGGCAGAAGCAACCGAGCGCATTGTCGGTATTATGATGCAAGCCTCACCCGATGATGAAAAAGAAGTACTAAGTAATCTATGGGATGCTTTTGAAGCTGGTCAGTTTGCTTATGAGGCATCTGGCGTTGGTACTCATGTCCTAAACTTTATGAGTACGTCCGCTCAGTTTTTGGAAAACGCCATAAATAACGCTGGTGGCAATGTGGAGTTATCATCCGGTATGACCGCTGATGTGTCCGCTGCTGAGGTTTGGCAACTTGAACAGGCAATTGCCGAACCAGTATTGATGCAGAACGGCGTTATCGGCGGTGCTGCCCTTGATAAAATCAGAGCCGAATTGATAGCTGGCGAGGATATTGATTTAGTGTATGCCAAGTATGTATCCGAGTTTGGGTACAGCGGTACGATTGGCGATTTCCTTATGCAGTCCATTTTTGATCCGCTTCAATTCGCACCATTCACGTTGGACACTGTGTTTGAGGCCGTTGCCAGACGGACGGGAAACATAGTGCTGGCTAATACCCTCAGGGGGGCAAGGGGTAACATTGGCAGTGACGCCCTGCCAATGGGTGTTCAGCAACTTGT